ATCCGCATCAATATAGCCCAGTCAGTTTGATCCTTTATCTTTTGCCTCATACACCATGCAATCGCATTCATGCTCATTTATTGTTGCTCCTCAATCAAAGTAATAAAATCATCCAGATCAATAACCGCCAAAGCCTTTTTATTGTCGGCCTTTAAAATCAGTGCATCCGCTTCACTCATCCATTTGTAAATATTTTTAAAACCATCAGCCCTAGCCTTGACCTCGGCTTCCCATTTCTCACCGCCTTTTTTATTGAATATCAAATCACCCTTTATACTGGCACCACCGCTTAATGGCACCCTGATGCATTCCATATTTTCATGTAAAAGAATTTGCTTCCTGAGATTATTCTCAACCCTGTAGCCTTTATCTCTGGAAAACTTACCCATTAAATCCAGTCTTTCAAATTTACCTGCCCATCAGATAACTGAAAAATACGAATCATATGTTTCCCAGAAGGCAAAGATTTTTTATAAAGCCATTTATTTATTGATGACTGATTGACCTTTAAAATCCTTGCTAAATCAACCTGCCTAATGCCCTTAGATACCATATATGCTTGCAACTTCATAAATTTTTACCACATTTAGTGTTTATATTATGTCTTAAATTGATATTCATTATAGGCATATTTAAAGCATATACAATATAACAATGTCAACTATAATTAATATGTTAATTGAATTTACATTTTATGCTTGCATTTAACTTGTAGGCATATATTCTAATTACTAGAAAGGAAAGAAGTGGAATTTGCTCAAGTGAACCACTTACTATAAAAGGACTTGTATTATGGAACATAAATTTAAATATAAACTTAGAAAAGTAACTGTAAGATCTAACATTGGCAGACTATCTGAAATGCCTTGGAACAACCCTGCCTTTGCACCCCCATCACTAAATTAAGAATTGTAATTAACAAATTATTAATGTATCAATTTTTTTTTGATGGGGAGATAATAATCAACTATGAAATATCCAAACAATTTGCTGACCCTTCGTAATATGAAGGGCTTACAGCAAGGCACTGTTGCTAAAGCTATCAATATGAAACAGCCTGAGTATTCCAAAATGGAAAGAGGTGAAAGACGTATTGGTGATCATTTGGAAAAACTAACCAAGTTTTTTAAGGTTGATACGTCAGCTATCCAGTCGCAGGAAATAAGATCAGCACAATATAAAATGAAATATACAGAGGACTTACCCCTGTTTGGTATGCCAGTGCAGAATGGTGAGGGCGTACAAATGCATAGACAATTTGTCAGCCACACTATCAGGCCAGATTACCTTGTTGAAAACCTGCAATCCTATGCCTGTTTTATTCATGGCAGTGCAATGTCACCCAGATATGAACATGGTGATCTTGTGTATGTAGACCCCAACAGACAGGCCAAGGAAGATGATTATGTAGTTATCCAAGTTAAGCAGGGTGATCACATAACTGGTATCTTTAGGAAGCTAATACAAATTACTGACAGACAAATGAAATTTCAGACACTAAAACCTATAAAGGAAGAAGTAATAAAAAACTCTGAAATGCTGTGTGTTCATGTGATTGTGGGTACTCGCACAAATTTCTACTAAGGCATAAATTAGCTAAAACTTGCGTGTTTTTTGATTTTGGTGTATTCTCAATAAAATTTATTGAGGAGACTATATGGCATTACCATTTTTTGAAAAGATGCGGATGGACAAAAAGAGCCTGTCTGCAAGAAAAGCTAAACTGGGTGGCAGTGAGATCAATATCATTGCTTCTGGTAAAAGAGACAAAGTAAACAATCTATTTTTAGAAAAGTCTGATAAAAAAGAACCAGATGATTTGACACTGGTCTGGCCTGTAATCATGGGTCACATAACTGAACTGCTTAATCTGGAATGGACTGAGCATTATCTTCAGACAACTATCAACATGAGACAGCAGGTAATAGAAGGCAAAAAACATCCCTTTATGCGGTGTACTCTTGATGGTGTTATTGAAAACTACAAAAACAAAATAGCTGTAATAGATGCTAAATTTACACTCGGCAGGCCTACCAAGGATGAGGCTTGGGGTGATGTTATACCCAGACTAACCAAATACTATTCACCACAGCTTCATTGGAACGCATACCTATTGCAGGAATATCTGGATAAACCAGTCGAGTATGGCCTACTCAGCTTTATCAGGGGCGGTGACAAACCAATTTTAGAAGAAGTAAAGATTGATCCTGCCTATCAGGAAGAACTTATTGATCTGGGTAAATACTTTATGAACTGTGTTGAATTGGGTTTTGAGCCTGATGAACTACCAACAATACAGGACTTTGTACCACAGGCTGACTTGGTGCCAGTAGATATGCAGGCCGATGATCGTTGGAAGTCTTTTGCCCTGCAATTAATCCAGACTGAAGGTGCGACTAAAATCTTCAAGGAAAGTTCAGATAAAATTAAAAAGTTAGTACCGCCTAATGCCAGTGAATGTTTTGGGCATGGGGTGAAAGTAAAAGTGCAACGCAATGGATCAAAGAGGTTGGAAGTATGCAAGAACTAGGAAAAATGACATCTAAAATAATACCAAAACCAATGACAAGTAAGCCAGAAAGTAAATCTGAAACTATGCAATCATTGTATCATGCCAAGGCAAAGTGGGTATCTAATGCAAAAAGATATTTAATTAAAGATTCACAGAACCCATTTCATAGCAGTAAATATGCAAGTTTACCCTATGTACAAAGGTGTATTGATAGTGCAATTAAGTTTGATTTAATCCTGCAAAATACTTTTGAATATGTAGAAGGCCAAACTGTATTTGTGACCAAACTTGTTCACCTGCCAAGCCTGCAAATGGAAGTGTCTAAGATACCAGTGCTATTGACCAAAAGTGACCCACAGGCTTTATCTTCTGCGGTAACCTACTATAGAAGGCTGATATGTGCCTCTATGTTGGATATTGTCACTGTAGACAGCACTGATGAAAAAGAATTTGCAAGTTACCTGTTTGATGATGATGACGATGGTAATTCAGCAATGGACAATGAAGATGAGGGTGGCTCCAAACCAACTTCATCAAAGTCTGGCTCAAAGTCTCCTCAAAACAATGGGTCAGACGAAAATAAAAATCCTCCAAAATTTAAAAATGAATATGAGAGGATTAAATTTAAAGCAGATCGATGCGGAACTTTGGAAACTCTAAGAGCCATGTGGCAGGAAGAAAAACCAAAATCGCAAGAGGCAATCGATTACTTCCACACCAGAAAAAACCAAATAGAAGGGAAATAAAATGGAACAAGAAAAAGAACTCGTCAAATATGGTAAAGACCCATTTACTGTATCGATAAATGCAAATGAAAAATCAGCAGATTGGCATTGCGATTATAATTGCAAAATAGTCCTAGGTGATGGGCAAGTCCTCTGGGCAAATCTTTATAAGAAAAGTGACACTTGGTTTGCAGGCAAAATAAAAGATCCGATGAATGACAAAATCCCTTTCTAAAGCTGACATATTTGAACAGGCAAAAGCCTTAACCACTGGTGACAGGATGAAGGCCTATGGTGATGCTGAAGAGAACTTTGGCAGGACTGCTGACTTGCTGAATGCATATTTCCAAGGGAGAGACTTGTCAAAACAGCCTATACAAATATTTGAAATTGGAATTATAAATCAACTACAAAAACTTTCCAGAATAGCCCATGATCCTACAAATCCTGACAGTCATGTTGATAATGTAGGTTTTGGCGGTATTACTGGTGAATTAGCCCTAAAGGACTGGGGCTAATGAATATCTGTCCAACCTGTAAAACTGTTATGAAAAAGACAGAATTGCAGGATGTATTTAAGTGTCCATCTTGTGCGACTGTAGTTGAAGGATTTTATAATAGATTTAATTTCTGTGCTGATTGCGGAAAAAAACTCGGCAGGGTAAATCACAAAAGACGTAGAGATTCTATTTGTTATGAGTGTAGAGGAGATAGAGTGTCAAATAATCCAGAAGTAAGAAAAATATTTGAAGAACTGAAAAAAGAAAATAGTAAGAAAACACCAAAAGAATTAGGTATGAATGAAAGATTTGTTGATGATCCCAAGGCCGAAAAAGAACAGGATACAGGAAGAGTTATCCGAAAACCCACCCAGATACACAAAGGTGGGATTGAATTTGAATAACTATCTTTCCATCACTTTCTTCATCAATTGCTCGGCCTGTTTCGCATCTCTGGCTTCCTCTAAATCCACTATGGTGTAATTAGTCTCGGCAGTAGTTGAGTGCTTGCTATGCCCCATTCTAGCCTTCCTAATATGGTCTGGTACCTCAGAGATCATGCTAGTATTGTAATACTTTCTAAAACCACCAATACCATAATCAGGAACACCTGCTAAGTCACAAATCTTCTTGATGTTTTTTCTCATGGCATTCTGCTCAAAAGGCTTTTTACCATAGGCATTTGGAAATACCCATAGATCAGAATAAGACTTTAATTTCCATTCCCTGAGTATGTTAATCAAGCCTTCTGGTAGTCCAAGTGTCCTTACCCTGTAAAAGTTCTTTGTGTCCTGCATACCGCCCTTGTTATCGATAGTTCTTTGTACTGTGACAGTTCTACTATCAAAACTTATGTCATCCCACTGTAGCCCCTGCAATTCGTTTGCAGACAGGCCAGTAAATGCTGAAAACATTACAAAACACTGAAGGTAAGTAGTCTTTTCAATCTTGATCATTGAGGCAATATTGTCATGTGAATAACCGCCTCTTTCTCTTTCACCGCCAGTAATTTTATCTCTTTCACTAGGATTATTAGGATTGACCGCAATGTAACCCTTGTTGATAGCAAACTTCATAATCATGTTTAATGTACCAACACAATGCCTGATCAGCTTTGCAGACTTGCCAGAGTTGGCTTTACTATCAATAAACAGATTAATATCACCAGTAGTTATCTTCCTGATTGATTTACCGCCAAAGTAGGGCTTTAAATGCAGATGGTAATGTCTTTGATCATTGTCAAAAGACCTTGCCCTGATACCCTTCACAGGCCTGTTAATTGATTTCTTTCTGGCATCCAATGCCTTTTCAGCAATGTCCTCAAAGTATGCATCTTCAACAACCTTGACCTGACTTTTCAGAAATATATCAAGATGATCTCTTTCTTCTTTTAATTTCTTTTTATTTGAATTTGAAATTTTTTTCCAAAGTTTAGGCCATGTCTCTGTATCTTCATCCATAACCTTGTAAGAGAATTGATATGATTTAAACTTCTTGCCTCTTCTAACACCAGAGACAGAATAGATATCTGTGATCCTATATTCAGCCATTACTTCGCCCCCTTTAGTTTAGCTATTTGTTTGTTTGCTAAATCAAGTTTTTCTCCCATTTCTGTAATGGTATCAAAAGCATCTTTTAGTCCATCAGGGCTTTGTTTAGGGTTTTTTAAAACCATAATTACAATTCCTGCTACAGCCTGCCAATTAGGTGTTATGTTGATTGTCTTGCTCATTAGTTTGTCTCCTCTAAAATAGTTGGTCTATTTACGACTGTTTGCTTGATGCCCTTATAGATTTTGTGTTCTTTGATAGTAGCCTTAACCTTGATACTATCACCCTTGTTACCAAGGCATTTGCCCCAGTAAACAAATACGTTGCCCTGACCATCAACAAGACTGTTCAACCAACTTGTTACTGGTCTGCCATTAAAGTAATTTTGAAAATCAAGTTTGAATTTTAAAGTCAAATCAAATACATTTCTGTCACTGACCTCACCTACAAAGTTGGAAGGTGAAAGCCTTCTTTCTCTTAGTCTGGCAATTTTGTATGAATGCCTTTGAACTCTATCCTTTAGACTTCTAATCTTGAATATTTCATCCTTGATTGATTCCCATAATTTCTCAGCCTGTAATTCTTCTGGGGTTCTGAATTTGTATGGATTTTGATATATTGGTTTTTCAGTAAGAAATAATACTTGTGAAACTTTAAGTTCTTTACCAAGTTTTTTGGCTTTAATGTTTGCCTTTTCAAAATCTGTTGAAAGATTTAGTAAATGATGAGTTCTCCATTCATACCTAGCAACTGGGTTATAATTTGCATCTTTACCCCAGACAACCTCTTTCCAATTACAGTAAAGTGAAAACATTTTTGCACCATACTTTTTGCCATTTGGTACATAATCTTTTTTGACATCATCCCATTTGTATCCATCAGTTTCTTCACTTAGTCGAACAAAAAGAGAAGACAATCTTCTCTCCTTGGCGGTTGTTGTAATGTGTTCTATTGCTGATTTTCTACAGTTCATTAGCTTAACTCCTCATACCATTCGTCTGGAATATCAAGACACTCCTCACACTCGGTACAATATTCGTATTCTAATGCTTCTGCTTTTGATGCTTCGTGACCACATTCGTCACATTTTATTGATTTTATTTTTTCCATAAATTGTCTCCTCAATTACAATATATAACTAATTTAAGCATCATATGCCTATAAGTCAAGAATATATGCGAAAAAAAATGGAATAAACCTGACGACTGGTTGGTACGATGGTTGGTACAGCCAAACCCTTATCAGGCTTAAAACGCAAAAAAACCCCAAAAACCGAAGTTCTTGAGGATCGTATAAGTCATTGATTTTATTAAATAAGTTGGTTGCGGGGGTAGGATTTGAACCTACGACCTTCAGGTTATGAGCCTGACTCTTTTCCGCAGAGTTCTGCCATTTGTTAAAGGTGGTTGGTACAGTGGTTGGTACGATTTTTCTAACTTTCTAGTGGTTGGTACAGTGGTTGGTACACTAAGGCTTTTTTAAAGTTTTTGCAACCTTTTCTCCAGACCTCCCAACTACATATCCACCAACACCTACAGTAAGAAGTGTCCACAGTTCATCAGGTAAAGGGATCATCATCTTATTACCACTCACAACCTCTATTAATGGAAAGATTAAATAGTTCACACTTACAATCAGTGTGATATTCATCATTAGGATTGGCCTCCAACTACTGGCAATCCAACTTTCAGACTTAGCCTCGGCAAGAATAATTTGACTTGCAGAAGCCTCTATTTGTTTTGTGTTTTCCAGTAAAGCCAGTCTAACCTTGTTTTCAGCCTCTGCCTTTTTATCAGGATCTGGAATAGCCTCCTTAACAATATCACCAACAATGGGTGCCTT